ATATCTCAACCGGCCCGCGTATCCGCTGGCGCTTGCTCGGCGCGTACTTCCAGATTTGGCCGGGAATGAACGCCGGGGAACTCCTCGGCTTTGAGTATCGCAGCAAGAACTGGGCGAACGCCGCAGACGGTACGTCCAAGGGTTCATTTACCGCTGACTCCGACACCTGCATCTACCCGGATCGGGTTATGGTGCTGTCCACCAAACTTAAGTATTTTGAGGCCAAGGGTTTTGACACGACCGCCCTTTACCGCGATTACTTGCTCGAGTTGGAAACGGCGATTGCACAGGATACGGCAGCGGCCAACCTGTCGTTTGCACCGCGTCCGGGTACGGTGTTGATCGGTTACGACAACATCCCCGACAGCGGTTACGGCACCGAGAGCAATTAAGATGGCACGCGCTCGCCGTCTCGTACAACGCAACAATGCCAACGTGGCATCGTTGCCCGCGCCAATCGGCGGCTGGAACGCTCGGGATAGCCTTGCCAACATGGCCCCGACAGATGCCGTCACGCTTAACAACTTCTTTCCGGGCGTCTCTAACGTCAACCTGCGCGGCGGTTACAGCAAGCACGCCACCGGGCTTCCATCGCAAGTCGAAACGCTGATGACGTACTCGGGGGCGGCGACCAATAAGATGTTCGCCATCTCGGACGGCAAGATTTACGACGTAACGTCAGCCGGAGCGGTTGGCGCAGCGGCGGTGAGCGGGTTGTCCAATAGCCGGTGGGAATACATCAACGTCACCACGCCGGGCGGCAATTACTTGATGGCGGTTAACGGAACCGATAAACCGCGCTTGTATGACGGCTCAACATGGACGGCGCTTGACGGATCGTCTACCCCAGCGATTACGGGCGTAACAACGACCACGCTTTCCAATATCACGCTGTTTAAGAACCGCGTGTGGTTCATTCAGAAAGACACGCTAAAGGCATGGTATCTGCCGACGCTTGCGGTCGGTGGCGCAGCGCAGGAGATAGACCTTTCTGCCGTTGCCAAGTTGGGCGGCAATCTTGTAGCCCTCGGCACATGGACAATTGACGCCGGTTACGGTGTGGATGACAACCTCGTGTTTGTCACCAACCAAGGCGAGGTCATCGTTTATCGCGGCACCGACCCCTCCAGCGCCTCAACATGGGCGTTGATTGGTGTGTGGCTCGTCGGTGCGCCAATCTCCAAGCGTTGCATGATGAAGTATGGCGGTGACCTGCTGTTATTGACGCTTGACGGGTTGTTCCCGCTGGCCTCTGCGTTGCAGTCATCTCGACTTGATCCCAACGTTGCGCTCTCGGACAAAATACAGGGCGCGTTTGCAACGGCAGCGCAGAACTACAAGAGCAATTTCGGCTGGGGCATGATGTATAACGCTTTCAACAATGCGTTGATCGTTAATATCCCCGTCAGCACAGGCTCGCAAGAGCAGTTTGTCATGAACAACATCACGAAAGCGTGGTGTCGGTTCACGGGCTGGGCTGCTAATACCTTTGCAATTCTTAACGATCTGTTGTATTTCGGCGGCAACCAATACGTTGCAAAAGCGTGGACAACGGGTTCAACCGGCTACGTTGATGACACTAGCAACATTGACGGGTTAGCCCTACAGGCCTTCAACTATTTTGATTCGCGGGGTGTCAAAAAGTATTTCACCCGCGCACGGCCTAGCATCTTCAGCACCGGCCAGCCCGCGATCAATATTGACATCAACGTGGACTTTGACTTGTCCATTAGCACGGCAGCCCTCGCCTATTCGCCCATCACCTCTGCGGTGTGGGATAGCGGAACATGGGATGTCTCGCTTTGGGGACAGGACGACATTATTAGTAACCAATGGCAGGGCGTTACGGGCATCGGGTATTGCGCCAGCGTTCAGATGAACAGCAGCAGCAAAAATCTCAGCCTGCAATGGGCCTCAACCGACGTGGTGTATCAAATCGGATGGGCTGGCATATAACAACGGGCGACAAGGTGGGCGAGTGGGTCTGCGATCAGACCGGCGGTGGCTATCACCACGCCCGCTCCAATGCCATTGGCCTTGAGAAAGATGGCGAGATGGTGGCAGGGGTCGTGTACGAAAACTGGAATGGCCGCTCCATCGTCTGCCATATCGCCATACAGGGCCGGATGACACCGGCGTACCTTGCGGCCATTTATGACTATCCATTCAACGTCTGTGGGGTTGACAAAATTATCGCCCCAGTATCTAGCGGGAATGGTAAAGCGATGAAGTTAGTGGGTAAAATGGGGTTCACCGAGGAAGCGCGTATCCATAACGCCGACACCGCCGGGGACATCGTGTTTTTAACAATGGCACGGGAGTCGTGCCGGTTCTTGGAAGGGCGTTATGGGCAAAAAATCACCGAAACCACCTCCGGCACCTGACTACGCTGCTGCCGCACAAGCGCAGGGTCAGGCTAACCTCGACGCGGCCCGTCTAACGGCCCGTATTTCTAACCCAAACGTCATTACGCCCTACGGCGGGCAAACCGTCACCTTTGGCCGATCCGTCTTTGACGAGGCGGCCTATAACAAGGCAATGGAGCAATACAACCAGCAACTTGCTGCCTACGATGCGCGGAAGGCTGTTGGGACATCCGCAGGCGGCCCGATGGCGGGAGCCGGTGGGGACTTTTATGGCGGTGACTTTGGCGATTACTACCGAGGCGGCAATTTCCCCCTTGGGATGTACGGCGGCGACTTTGGTGGCCCGCCGACCGCGCCGACCAAGGAGATGTTTACGACCAAAACGGACTTGGACACGCCGTTTATTGAGCAATTCCTGTCCCCCGAGCAGCAAAAGATTCTGGAGGCCGAGCAGCGCGTGCAGTTGGGCCTTGCCGGGGTAGGCGAGCAAGCCCTTGGCACCGTTCAAGACGTTCTTGGCAAGCGGTTTCAGCCCAACCTGCGCGACCTACAGACCTCGCTGGGCGGTTACGGGCAGGTCACAGGGGCGCCCGACCTTTTGGGTATGGGTAGGGCCGAGGCTGGCGTACAAGCCCCCACAATGCCCGCCGCGCCCGATATAGAGCGGTTTGGGTTTGCGGGTGGCGGCCCCGCCGCCGGGATGTACGGATTGGCCCGTGGCGACGTTAGACCGTTACGGCAGCGAACGGCGTTAGATACGTCAGAAGTCGCCAACGTGCAGTACGCACCAGACCTTTCCGCGTTTGGATTTTCACGGGGCGAAGTGCCGACTGAGCAACTTCAACGCACCCTTGACCTTCGCAATGTTGCTGCCATGCCGGTGTCGGCGGGTACAACGGCGCAACAGGCAATCCTTTCACGTTTGACCCCGCAGTTACAAGGCGAACGGCAAGCGTTATACACGCAGTTAATTAACCAAGGTGTGATGCCGGGGAGCGAAGCCTTCACTTCTGCAATGTCAGCGCAGCAGATGAAGGAAAACGACCTTGTGCAACAAGCCGCCCTTGAGGGTATCCGCCTTGATATGGCGGCTCGTCAGCAAGGCTTTGGTGAAGCGCAGGCTGCCGCTCAATTTGCTAACCAAGCGGCGCTTGGGCAGTTTGGCATGGGATCAGAGGCGGCAACGTTGTATAACCAAGCGTTGCAGCAAAACATCGGGACGGCGCTCGCACAACAGCAAGCCCAAAACGCCGCGCAGCAGCAAGACTTTGCCCAGCGCGTTGCGGCGGGTGAATTTGGTAATGAAGCCCAACAGGCGTTGTTTAACGCAGATTTGCGAGCAAGGCAGTTTGGTAACGAGGCCATCGCGCAGAACTTTGCACAAGGGCAGGCCGCGCAGCAGTTGCAAAACCAAGCGGTCGCGCAGAATCAGGCCGCTGCCCTCGACGCTTACCGCGCATTGCTTGGCGGTCAGGCGCAAGGGTTTGGGCAGCAAATGGATGTGCAGGCCGCTCGCAATGCCGCGTTGGCGCAAAACCAAAACGTTGCCGCACAACAGCAGCAACTTGCCAATGCCGCGCAGTTGCAGCAATTTAACCAAGCCTTGCAGGCCGGTCAGTTCGGCAACACGGCGCTACAGCAGTCGCTTCAGCAACAGTTGGCGCTGCGTAACCAACCGCTTAACGAGATCGCTGCCCTTATGTCAGGCGTGCAGGTCAATATGCCGCAGTTCCAAGGCTACCAAGGCGCGAACGTGGCGGCGTCTCCAGTATTTGCGGCGACGCAAGCAGCAGGTGACTTTGCCCAACGTAACTACGCAAACCAAGTCGCTAACTACAACGCTGGAATGGGATTGCTAGGAGGTCTTGCTGGGGCGGCTGGAACGGCTCTTGGCGGCCCGCTTGGTGGAGCATTGGGGTCTAAACTTTTTGGCACCGCAACTAAAGCGACGGGATAACCATGAACGGCAGATACCAAACATTCAGTGGCCCAATGTCGCGTCAACAGAAACTGGCGAACGCCCTTCAGCAGCGCGGCAGCATGGATAACTTCACGCCTCCGCAAGATATGCAGTATTCGCCCAACCCGATGACGATGGCGCCGCCCAAGCCGCAGTTTGGACGCGCTGTTCCGCGTGGCATGGTAAAGCCAATGTCGCCGGGAATGACCACGCCGCAAGGCGGTCGGTACAGAGGAGATTTTGAAAATGGCGATTAACTATATGCCGACCTTTCGTGCGGCAACCGACTA